GCAATCATGGTTGCAGGTTCAACTTCCATAACATGCATTTCTGGATAACCTTTATCCTCCAACATCATAGCATAACGAACTGCATCATCTCTCTCTTCAAAAATATAAAGAACGTCTTCACCTTCCTCATTTTTAACAGAGTAAGCTCCAGCATCTTCTTTTCCATCGATCGTGATGATATGCATTAGACTAACTCACATGCTTCTTGATATACTTCTTTTATTATATCTTGTATTGTAGATTTTTGCAAATCAATTTCAGATTCCTCTACATACCTATTTAATATGGAAAGAGTATCTTCAGATTCAAAGGCCTCAAACTCTTCATTTTCTTGAAGTTGGAAGTTTTCAAGTATCTTGAGTTCATGAACATCTGACGAATATATTTTATCAATATATCTTTCAAACTTTTTAGGATCAGATTTTCTACGAACGATCAACTTTAAAATTTTACCTGCAAATTGACGGGTATCTAAAAGTTGTGCATCATTATCTTCATAATACAAATTGTAAAACATTTTATAGGGATTATTTACAGGTATATGCTCCATAGTATCAGTATCAAATATATGAAATCCACGAGTATCACCTACATCATTCCAATACATTTCATATGGATTACCAAGATAGAAAACTTTACCATTATCAGATCTTGTATGATAATGGCCTGAATAGACTTTTTCAAACTTATCAAATGTTTTTACATCTGTACCATGATCCATAACGAATCCCGGATTTATTTCAAACCCCTTACATTCAAGATGACCCATCACACATGGTGATTTTGACTTTTTAATCATCTTCATTGTTTGTTCTTTATTTTCAGAGTTTATCCAAGGTATTAGTAAAATACTTAACTTACCTAATTTTATATCTGTTGCCTCTGAATATATTTTAATATTATTATATTCTCTCAATAATAAATCAACAGCATTTACATCATTCGTGTTTTTATAATAGGCTGTATGATTACCTACAATTGTGTGTATTGTGCATCCCATTTGAGCAAGACGATCAAAATAATTATCTTTTGCCCATGATAAAGTAGCAAAGTCAACACCCTTTCGACTATCAAAGGTATCACCCATATCAACAATTGTACTGATTCCAAGTTCCTCTAATTTTGGAAAAAATATATTATTATAAAATTCTAAAAAGTAATCATGAAATACCTTTGAATTTTTACGGCATCCAAAGTGTTGATCAGTTATTATTGCTATCTTCATTAATTACGCAGCTTAGAATGAACAGCATCTTTAATTTGATTATAGTCTGAAGTATTCATTCCGTCAACCTTATCACCATGCATAACTTCATCATATCCTGATCTTTCTAGGATTTTATTTTTGATATCAAGTTGCCTTTTTTCCCGTTGTATTCTCCTGAGAAACGCATAATGTATAATCTGCGTAAAGTAAGCAAAAGGATTTTTGGATTTCTCAGGATTAAAATTATGAATGTATTGAACGCAATTTTCGATTCCATCAGAAATCATATCCTCCTTAAACATGTAGTTTACAAAGTTTGGTTTGAATGATAGATGATTAGCAATCTTTAAAAAACAATCACCAATGTATCGAGGTATAACAGGCTTTGGTTTATTTTGTATCTGTGCTATTTCCACATCTTCACGATATCTAATAAGAGCTGCAAGAAACTCTTTATTATTAACGTAGTGTTCAGATCTTTTCCGTTTAGGCATAGGTCTAATTATTGCCATAGTTTTAATCCCTATTATGTAGAAATTATAACATTTATACATCAAAAAGGCAAGCACTTGACAACATATCGAAATACAAGTACAATAACCTTTGTAGAGGTTTAAGGATATTAGCCCTTTGATTCTTTAGATCTATAGAGTTTTTCTAATATATCTTTTGCATCATTAACACTAGAAATATATCCCATCGCACGACTTAATTTTGGTTCATTATTTTTTACTTTTATGGTATCTTTTAACCATCTTTGATACATTGTAATCATTTCAATATCAGATGACTCAGACATGGTTAATACTTCACTTAGATCTACCATAAACATATCATCCTTAGTTGTTTTTAACCAAGGTTCAATACGATATCCTGTCATTCCTTTTTTACTTTTAACTTCATTTACAATAATAGGATTTGAAATTATTAGTAATGTCCTACCTACTTCTTCAGAAGCAGCCACTTTTGCAAAGATCTCCTCTCCACTTTTGAATTTAATAGTAGCATAGAAATCGTCTTCGATCATTTGTTTTTAAGTTGAATTGTGATTATATCATAGTTAAAATTTTCTTCATTATAAATTTTAATTCTTTCTATGAGATGATTTAATGTGTAGTTTTTTCTTGATTTAATTGAGCAATCATCAGAGATATCGTATAAAATAGCTTTGACTTTGTTAGTTCCTTTTCGGAGAACTCTTCCAATGCTCTGGAGGTTTCGTATTCTTGATTTTGACGGAGAGGCGAAAACAATATTATGCAAATTTTTAATATTGATACCTGTTGAAAATGTTCCATAGGATGCAACAATAATGGCATTCTCCTCTTTTTCAGTAATTTCACGAATCATCTCTCTTTCTTCGGCATCAACACCACCATGAACAAAGAAAGCTTTACGATTATCACTCTTGTTTGTATTTATCATACCATATAAGACTGAACCATGTGCTTGCACTCTACTATACAAAATTAAAGTGTTGCCTTTTAAATCAAGAGTTAAATTGGTAATAAATTTATTTCGTTGTTCATGCGATATAAGATACTCTATTTCATCATTGTAAGTTTCAAATTTTTGTGGTGGATGTTTTAATACTAAACATTGGATATCTAATTGTGAAAGATGACCTTGTTTCATAAGTTCATCTGTTTTTGTAACTTTATATGATGGCCCAAATAATCCCTCTAAAACCCATTTATGAGTTTGTGTGCCATCTAAAGTTCCGGTGAACCCAAACCTGTATTTTGCATGATGCAGTTTTGTCATTATAGATATTAATGACTTACTTTTAAATAAGTGAGCTTCGTCACCAATAACAACGTTATAATCTTCAAAAAAGGTTCTCTCTAATTTGTAAACAGATTGCCATGTTGTGATTGTAACAGGAAACTCATTGGTTTTTTCTTTACCTGAATATATTCTGTGACAGTATGACTCAGAATCCCAACCATAATCCTGAAAGTCCTTATACATCTGCTCTACGAGAGATGTCGTCGGAACAACTAGAAGTATTTTTTGAGATTTATCTACGTAATATCTTACAAGAGCATAAATCATCAAAGATTTTCCTGAAGCAGTCGGTGATATCAGTAGCTTTCTATTATGTCTTAAAGCATCATGTACTCCATCCACTTGGTATTTTCTTGGAGAATGACTGCATATAGATTTCATATAATCTTTTACACCTTCATATGATATCCCCTCATTTAATTCAAAGGGAGATCCATAATATTCATTTGCTTGGAAACTATAAGTATAATCGTGCTTCTTACAAAATGCTACAATACGATCTAAGAGTCCAACGTAGATTCTTTTTGACCTTAGATCAAATAAATGAATTTCTCCATTCCAGTTTCGATTACGATATTGAGGCATGAACTTTGCGCTCTCAACTTGAAACGTGAAATGATCTCGAAGTTCATACTGAATATGAGGCTCAGCATTTACTCTCAAGAATACTTCATTCGCTTTAGAAATAACGACGTTTGTTTTCACATAGATTCATTGATCTATGTGTATTTATCAGATGGCCTCAATCCCTAAATTTTTATCTCCGATACGATTAAATTGTTGATGATTGGCATAATTTAAAAATGAACCCAGTATATATTTTGCATGTCCGTTGGTAGGGGGATTACCTTTATGTAAGTAAGTCCATGTGCAAGGAAATAGTAGAATGTTACCTTTTTTTGGTTTTACATTGATACCAAAATGAGGAAATTGTGTTTCACCTCCATCAAAATCATTATTTAAATAACATACTATTGCCAAAAATCTTTTAGTAGATTCAACATTAGTAACATCACTATGAAAATCATGTTGTTGATTTTCACTACATAAGTATCTTTTAATTCTTAAATGTTCATATCCGTATTTTTTTGGCCATTGTGAGTGGTGTAATTTTGTATCTATCTTGTATTGATTAATCGCAGCTTGAATACCATTCATGACTATTTTAAATGGTTCATTAAATTCTTGATGCTGCATTATATCCAGTCTTTGGCAATTGCATGCACCACAAGTTTTATTGCCTTTATCATCATAACATAAACTAATTTTCTTTAATTGTTCTTCTTTCTCTTTCCATAATCTCTCATATGTTTCGATTAAATTATCACAGAGAGAGGGTGAAAAAACACCACCATATGCTTTTATATAATTTGATTCCATTATCCTAGTCCAGAATTGAATCTCATAAACTCAATAGCATTTTTAATTTGATAAGTTCTGTTTTGTACGACCTTAAGAATACTTTCTAAGTATACTAACATTGTATCATAATAATCTATTTTAAGAGAAGCGTTTGATAATTTTTCATCTGCATCAAGATACTTAGTCATTGTATCTTTATCTCTTATCTTTTTTGGAAATGGATTTTGTATATAAACATCAGGGTCAGCCTTGCCACTAAAATATTCAAATCTTTCGTGACGTATATTTTTTCTTTGTTGCTCTGCTTTTTTTCTTAATAGAAATATCGTGTTATATATCTGAAAGTATTTTGCATGTAGTGATGGTATATTTAAAGATTCATCATGTAGGTTATCTCGATCTATTTTTGCATCTTTCTCCCACATTTCTTGAATCTTTTCAAGATCAAAGGTCATTTCCTACTAAATCAGTAATTGTGTACATAGTGTATTTGAAACTAACATCTGCTGTAAAGTATTCTATGTCAGTGTCTGTAGCGTCAAATGATAAAGTTGTCAAACTATAGGGCCATAAATCAGTAAAATTAACATTAAATTTTGCAATTAAGTTACTACTTAATATTTGAAGAGTGCCATCAGAGTAGATGTCTTGTCCTGCTCTACCATAATTTCTTTTGGGGAGATTACCACTTGCCTCCCAATCACGAAACTCTTGCACGTCTTCTGGAAAACCTAGTCCTCTTAACCATTTTTGTATTTCCATGAAGTTAGTCAGATCCTCATCAACTAAAAATCTAATACTTAAATCTCCAAAATCAATTTTATCTCCGGGTACTGGAATGTCTCTAAGATAGTTTGGTTGATTTGCAACACCTAAGTTAAGATCTGGAATATTGGCACTATTGCAGAAATAAGCAACACCGGGGCTTCGTTTAAGTGAAAACTTAAATCCAACTGGTGCAAGAAAATTTCTATTATCTATTTGTGATGGGCGAGTTGCCATTAGTTCTGAGCAGGTCTCCGTTTATATTTATTATAGCATAAAAAAAGAGACCCGTGAAGGGTCTCCTGAAAGATATAAGCATCTTGCTTACATAAGGTTTTTAACAGCAACACGTCTGTAGTAACGGTTAGCGTTAACACTAAGGATACCACTACCTGCTTGTGTTCCCTCTGCGAATGGGTTAGCAACCATACCATAACGAGTCTTAAACCCGATTTTTGGTTGGAAACTATTTTCTCCCACTGCACGAACCATCTGTAATGGAACGTATGGACAGTAGAACAGTCCAGCATCGTATGGTGAAGTACCTTTGTAACCAACAACATAGTACTGATTACCACCTGTAGGTGCAGCGTTAGCAGCAGTTAGGTTTGCAGCATATGGGTCGATGTATACTCTGAACTTACCTTGTAATGTACCAGCAAATGTATTACCAGTGTCATCAACGTTAAGGTTAGCGTTAAGAGCAGGAGTGTAGTCTAGTACACCAGCCATTGTTAGTGCTGAAGCAACGTCAGCAGAACATAGGATGATGTTACCCTTTCCACGACGAGTTCTTTGTGCGATTGCGTTTGCATCTCTTTCAATCTGGAACAATAGTCCTTTGAATTTCTCAACTGACCATCTTCCGTTTGAGTCGATGTCTAAGTCAAATACACCAGCGGTTGCAACGTTTTGTACAGCACCTTGCTCTGCAGTCTTATAGATTGTTCTGATAACTTCTCTGTTTATCTCAGCAAGTA